CTGTCGTTATGCTGATTTTCATCGGATTCCCTTTCGTGTCGTTTTGGTTTAGTACTCAGACGGCAGCATCATCACGCCATTCTGTACCCATATTTTCATCTCCTCAAGGGGAAAATCCGTGTACGGGATGGCCTGCATAATCACCTCCGCCCCATTGCCGTCAGTGCGACATATTCTTTATCCACAGGAAAAACATACGCTTTCGCTATCCACGCTCCTCTTGGGTTTCCGCCAATGATCAGCAATATGGGCTCTGGGCATTTCAGGTTTCTGTCCTTACTCAATTTCTGCATCTGCTCTCTATCGTCCGGACTGGGAACAGGCGTTCCTCCTGGGTGGTAATGCCATTCACCAAGATAGAAGTGCCTCTGTTCCCGCCACAGACGGGAAATCCAGCGTTGGATGCCTTTTGTCCCTCGTTCAAAGAGCCTCGGCCCACGGATGGAGTCCTCCGGCGGTCCGCCGAGTGCGGTGACAACGGCGCAATCGTGCGCGGGCGTGTAATAGCCGACAAGTATGCCGCCAGTTTCTTCGGAACCGGAATCCGTGCATTCCTTTAGTCCCTCCAGCAGAATGGTCTCATTCAGAGACAATCCGAACTTCCGATCTCTCGACCATAGCAACAGATCACTCATACGCGGGCACCTCGATGGCTCGGCGAATGGAGACGGAACCATCCCGGCAATGTTCATTTCGCCCACACCGTCAGTCTTCTCTGCGATTGTTCCGTTCATGTTCTTTTTCCCTTTCGTTTTGTTGCTTTCCCATTCCTATCGTCAATATAATATATAGGACATTGTACCGCCCTTGTCAACCGGTAATTACACTTTTTTAAAACTATTTTCTCCAAACCAACGGAACACAAACACAACAAAACAAAGAAAAAGACTTGCGCACACGCAAGTTTTACCCCATACACGAAAGCCATGTGACGCCCGACCACAAAATCCAGAACGGAAGGGACGCTGCCGGAAGGAAATGCAATCACGTCCGGCGAGCCCATCTGCCTATCAGAAAAAGCTATCAAAGCCCTCTCAATCATGCCGCAGCCTAGCGTAGATTCTGGCATAGCAGATAATTGTTGTCTATTAAAAGGAGAAGGGAAATATGAGTAAGTTTGAAAGGACTTTGATGTTTAGCCTGCTATTCAACATCCTCGGCCATGTAGATACTAATGCCGTATTCGCAATGCTATATTTTATAATTGCTTTGGCTTTTATGGTTACGAGTGCATTTGCGCTACTAGCCGAATAGGGCGCGTAGGCGGGGTTTAGCATAGCAAGCCATATCCACACCTAGCTTAGACAGCAAAATCAATCCTAGAGCCTCTAAGCGGCCTTCTAGGGCATAAGAAAAGGCCGGGGTTATTCCCGGCCCTTCTTTTTGCTCTAATCTAGTCTTACATCGTATGGAATTGAAGCGTCACGGTAGACGCATACCCAGTCACACACCCAATGGCGATGCTACCAATGTTGTTGCCTTCCCATGTATAGCTACCAGAAACCGCAATCGCTACTGATCCGGTGCCAGAAACAGCGTTCACAGCAACTTCTGCAACCGTCCCATTTACATTGCAGTATACTACATTAGTGCCACTATTGATTACGGTAAGGCTCTTAGCGCCCCATTCCCCTACCTTGGTAGTCAGCAATGACCCCGGATAACCTACTGCTTTATTATACAGTCCACCATCTTGAGCGGCGTATACAGAAACAGCAATAATCACCCCAAACAATCCAGCAATAATCTTTTTCATCTCTACTCCTTTCAGGCTTTCGCCTAGTCTTCTACTATCCCATCATCCCAAACAAATCTACCAAATAATCTTACAGCTTTATGGTACGTCCATGCCACCCAACGGGGTCCACCCTCTGCTAGGATGCCGATACGAAGCAACTCGTCAGCCAACTCTCTTGATACAGGAGTGGCCACCCATGTGTCGCCGTTGTCTACGCTTATCCACAACTGATGCCGAGTCCCAACTTGTGCAAGGTTTGGCGCCATATCGAAAAGCTCATCACTTGACGTACCACTGTATGCTGCGTCATGCAAAACAACTGATTTCGGGTACGAATCTCTACTGAACCACCGGCGTAGAATCGGGATGCCCTGCGTGTACTCAAGACCTGATCCGAAATCGTGAATGCAATTATCAGGAACACGGAACATAGCCCCGTTGTAACAGAGCGTCTCTCGATTATCAGGCTCGTGCTTGAACCGGTAAAATCGCTTGTACGTTGGCAACCCAAGAGCGCGTTGCTCCTCATTGGTCATTGCCTTAGAGTATCCGCTACCGGTCCACTTTGCGTTCATAATTCGGCCTCGACTCTACCCGTATCTCCCGCCATAACTTTCTCATCCGTAGCCACCTGATCGGGTGTCTCAGTCGTATTCTCCACATTGCAAATATCAGTCGCCACATTATGCACCTCCAGAATATCGGTTGCTCTCATCCCCTCCACTGCCAACTGCGCCTTGATATGCAGCAGTGAATGCTCCACACTATCAAGCTCACGCCTGAGACGATCAGCGTGTCCGTTGACACAGTTGAACTCGAACTGTAGTGGCGTTAATGGCATTGGTGAAATATCCCATCTGGCTCTGCGTCGGTTAGTGCAGGACACGCCGCACCACCTGAAAGCTCGCACCACTCGGCAATGAGTGCGTCGGCATTAGACATACCGCGCATGTCTAGCATGTCGCCACGTCCAGTAGACGCAACGGGTATCCCGTGCGCCTCCGCGAACGGCGCAACTCCGGCAAGGGATGCCCCAACAGAAACATCCGGGTGTTTTACAGGAACTGTATTAGTTATTGTTACGGGTGTCGGTTGGGGCAATGGGGTAGCCGTAGCAATAGGAACGGCTGAAATGATTTTCTCAATGTCGGTGCGCTGCTCTTCGGTCAGGGAGATGCAGGATACGGCAAGGATGATTGTGATGGTGCCGCATATAATAACGGCACACTCAATCAGGTCACGTAGGGTTGTTTTCATAGCCCCTCCAGATATAGTATTGATCCTTCGTCCACCAGAGGTGATTCGCCCTCATTCGGGTCGAAGAACCTGACGCCGGAATCATCTACGAACAGAACCAGTGCGTGACCCTGAACGAATGCAACACACATCGGGAGCGCCTTACGGCTGTAAGCATTCTGCCGCCTGCAATAGGCCACGAAGTCAGCCGCGATGTCGTCACAGTCGAAACTCTCTGGCGTGTAATCAGGCACCGGGTTGATTAGCCCGAACCATGCACCGCGCCACCAGCCTTTGCGCCATTGTTCGATTTGCCGGTAGGATATACCATCGTGATAGGTCACGTCTTTAAGGGGGCGCAGCCGTCCGTATCCTACCTGCTCCTTGATGATGGCGTATAGATCGTCCTGCGTCATTGCATTAGTCCCCGAACCAGTTAGTCAACAGTTTATCGAGCGAGCGGATGAACACGAATGCTCCCGTCCCGGCAACGCAACTCCATAGCCACGCAAACACTTTCCATTGTCCCTTTTTCCAGCGCTGCAAATCCTCAATCGCATCTTCCGTCGCATCGAGTCGCGCTCCGAACCCAGCCTGACGTGCGCCGATCTCCTCAAGGGTCTTGCCTATATTTTTTAGCGTGTTGGTAATGTCTGCAAGCGTGAGTGAAATAGCATGAAATTGTCCGCTGAAAGAATTGATGCACTCGGGAGTCGGGCGCTTGATGCTTTGCAGAGCTTGAGTTGCCGCGATAGACGCCGCCTGTTCAATCATTGTCTGAATCACCGATCTGTCTATTGCGTCGCTCATATGTCATTCTACCTTTCTTCCAGTGTCAGCACTGTTGCTATCGTATCCGCTGCTCTGTCCTCGGGACTTGTACTTGCGCAACCGCTCGCCCATGTTATGAGCGCCACCATCACCAAGCACATTGTCCATTGCATCACGCGTTTCTTTGTCACCAAGATTTTTAGCTGCACGTTTTATCCCCCTATATTTTGACCATCGTGAAAATGCTTCCAGCATGGACTGTAACAAACCGGCTACTACTCCCACGTCGCTCATTATTCAATCTCCGCTGCGGCTCTGAATAGCTCGTCCATTTGCAAGGCGGTGAAACCCATCGTCGCGCCCATTGAAGCAATCATCGGATGGTCACGTTTGAACACGCTGGCTTTGCTCCATGTTAATTTGGCAACTGCCTTTTCTGTTGGGTCTTCGATGGTCTCAAGCAACGCGTCAATCTGCGCCTCGGTGATGCCCTGCGACAATAGGATCAGGCGAAACTGTAACGGTGTCACGTCGGGCACGGGGCTGGCTAGACGCGCTGCCTCTGCAACCTGCGCATCGTACTCATCCCGCGCCGTACGCTCAGCCTCTGTCATGGCTACCAGTTCGCCGTCAACAAGGTTGCAATAGTTGATCGGCACATCGGACATTATGGGCAACTCTTCGCCGGTTTCCGGATCGGTAGTCGTTCCGGTCTGTTCGGTTGGTAACTCGATATGGTATTTCCGCTTGCCACCCAGTATGACCTCGTATTCCAAAAGCGGATCAAGCGACTTCTTCGCGAGCAACTCTGTATGCAGTTTCCCATCAACTCGGAAAAGTACTTCGTATTGCAACCGTTTCTTTATTTCCTCCGCTGATCGCCTCACGATTTTACCATCATCAACCTTGATATCGTCAACGGGGGTCTGGTAGTTCACATCGGTCTGCCATATAGCCCCTTCCGGGTAGGGGGTGTCGCCTTTTGTGCGCGTGACATTACCCTCCTCATCCTGTGTATAGTAGTAACCAGCATAAATGGCCGTTGAGCACATTAAACAAATTGCATATAATAATAGTTTTCGCATCATTGAACCTCCTTAAATATTGATATCACATCATAGTCTAATGTCTCAGAAACGGTCTGGACCCTAAGCGTGCAGTTCGTCGTGGCTACCCATCCTCCCATCTCGGCGCATCGGTACATGGTTGATCCTGCCGCGTATGAGTTTGCTAACGGATTGACTAGGGTCGTGAGCCCTGTTGAGGTGTATCTAAAGATTATTCCGCCAGCAGCACTACCCGCATACAGTTTGCCATCGTATACAGCTAGGGAATAGATGTGTGTTTCGGTGCTATCATAAGACTCTGACCATGTTGTTCCATCATACACAAAAACCTTGCCGCCAATACCACTACCCGCATACAGTTTGCCATCGTATACAGCTAGGGAAGAGATTATGCTTTCGGTGCTATCATAAGACTCTGACCATGTTGTTCCGTCATACACAAATACTTTGCCGCCCGGAGTACTACCCGCATACAGTTTGCCATCGTATACAGCTAGGGAATAGATTATGCTTTCGGTGCTATCATAAGACTCTGACCATGTTGTTCCATCATACACAAAAACCTTGCCGCCAATACCACTACCCGCATACAGTTTGCCATCGTATACAGCTAGGGAAAAGATGTATCCTTCTGTGCTATCATAAGACTCTGACCATGTTGTTCCATCATACACAAAAACCTTGCCGCCAGTAGAACTACCCGCATACAGTTTGCCATCGTAGACAGCTAGGGAATAGATGTGTGTTTCTGTGCTATCATAGTCAGTATTCCAGCTCCCACTATCAACCGACGACAAAATCCGCACATACTCCGATGTTGACGCATTATCAGATAGATAGCACAAATCGTCGTCATACAACTGCTGAGCCTGTATAATGCCAATTTCTGAGTCTCCAGATGTTACGTTTGTTTGCAAATCAACAGCCTCGAATGTAAACGACTCGCGGAGCTGACGGGCCTCCGGTGCTATCGTTGCACCGTGAAAAAGATCAACAATAACTGATTTGCTAAATGGGCGGTTGGTTGTTTCTGCACGCAAAACAATTTTTTCGATCACAGGTGTGAGAGTGTACGTATTCGTTACGGTCTGCATAACGCTCATGTCGTTTGTGTAGGTAGCATCAGTTATTATCCCAGATATTCCGCCACCTCCCCCCGCAACGGTAACATAAGCCAGAGCACCTGTAGTCGTTCCCATGGTCCCGTTGATTACGATGTTTGTTAGGGTGCCTGAGCCCTCAGCGCCTTCAACCACGTTGGTGATTAGGTTGGTGTCAGTCCCAACGTAGAACCCACCAGAGAGCCTTAGCGGCTGTGTCATGGTGTCTGTGATGGTGTTGGTCTGTGTTGCGCCGCTCGATGCAGGCAGATAGATGGTCTGGCCCGAGTTGGTGGCGCCGCTGATTAGCACCGCGCCTGTGATCCCCTCTACGCTGGACACGCCTGCAACGGACACCTGTGCGACTAAGCTGGTCACGGCATTGGTGAAGGTCGTCTCAACCCAGTTGGTGAATGCCGGGTCCGTCTCGCTGTAGACGTAGAGCGGGGTGCCGGTGGCGACGATGCTGGTATCAATGGCGATCACGTTGTTGGTCATTATGAGGCCGTACCCTGCGTTGGTTACGGTGCCTGCGCCTAGCCCCAATACGATCGCGTCAGTGAAATCCCATACGCCGGATGCCGCGGTGTTCGTCCCCTCGATATACAGGCCGGGGAAGGCTACCCAATTCGCGTTTGAGGCGTTGAAATACCCTCCGTTGTTGATGTAGGTGTCATAGGTGACGTAGTTGGTGTACCACGCCGTATGCGTCTCGACGACGTTAGTGTAGAGGTACGTGTTGTTTGTGGTCCACCGTGCCGTTACGTTGATGTTGGTGATGTAGTTGGTCCCAAGGTAGACCGTCGTTTGCTGGTTGATGGTATAATTCAGATTGCTGGCAATATTCAGGTTGCCCGACAAGGTCATATCACGCCCGTTGAAGATCGTCCCGTTGACCGTGGTCGCGTTTAGCGTCCCAAAGTTGGCCGTGGTGCCCTGTGCGATGTTGAGATTGGTCAGGTTGTATCCAGCCGCGTTCATGTGGTTGGTGGCCGGGAAGCCGCTGCCTGTTCCGCCTGTGCCTGCAATCAGTACGCCGTTACGGGTTAGGTTGGTCCCATCGTCGGTGATGACGTTCGTTGTGCCACCAAGGGTCAGCCCACCGCTTACGCTCGCGCTTGGGGCTTCCAGCGGGATGCCAAAGCGCACGCGGAATCCGGAGAGCGCGGTGATCCTGAAATATCCGTTGGTGGCGTCCTCTGGAATCTCAATGTCGAGCTGAACAAGGCTGGTGGTCGGGCGGGTCACGGTATACACGCAATCGGTCCATGCCGGGGTGATGAGGCTTTGCGAGTATTCAACGAGAGGATCAAGCGCCTCGTCTTCGACAGCCACCACCACGCGCAGAATGTTGCTCCCCGCGTAGGTCTCGCTGATGGTCGTGCCCAGCGAGCCGGAGTTAGCCAGCACGGACATTACGTTCGACCCATTGCACCGGAGATACCAAAGTGGGCCTTCCGCGCCGATGGTGTAGGACCCATTCAGCGAGATCGTGTTTCCGTTCATCGCGAATCCGTGCGGGTAGGAGCGAGGCGGCTCGGTAAGCGCGTCGGTGTTCCACACTCGGACGCCACCAGGGGTCACTCCGTCGCCGACGCGCAGGTCGTGCATATCGCCAGCGTTGATAACAATGGAGTTGAGTTCCAGCACCGTCTCGGTGAGTTCAGCGGGGGTGGCCGCCGTGGCGAGCAGGTTGGATAGGACGCCGATCACTTGCGCGTGGGCGGATGCCGCGAGGAGGATCAACAGTGCGGATATGATACGGGTCATGTTATTCTCCTCCCATCACGGGCGGCATGTTGTAATCACGCCAGGAATCCAGATTGATATAGTTCAGATTGGTGTAGATAGTGTTTCCCATTGCGGCAATGGCCGTTTCGATCTGCGGGGCAAGTACGCCGATATTTGGGCCTCCGCCCGAGCTATGAAACGTCGAATAGAGCACCGTGTTCGTTCCGATCACAACAAAGGTTGGTTGCCCCGAATCACCAACAATGACTGCGGCTGAATAAGGGCTGTCCGCCGTCCTGCCGATGGCGGCAATGTCGCGTCCCATCATGCCGCCTGTCGTATCGGCCTCGGTGATGCGGGCGGAGCAGGCCCACTTTGCAAAGGTTTTGGGGTCGTTGCTCTCTACCGCCTTGAGGTGGATTGAGCGGATTCCTATACCGCCGTCCATGTTGAGCGCCCCAAGAAACCGCCCGTTGTCGGATGCCTGCATGAGCTGCGCGGGGGTGATGGTTGCAGGTAGCGCAGAGGCCAGCAGGCCGATTCGGCAATCCGTGCCGGGGATGGTCCGGCTGTCCGTCATCGCTCGCCAATACAGGCCGTTGGTCCCGTCCACAAACAGCACCGATGCCCCGTTGGTGATTGGATAATGAGCCGCAAAGGCGATATGCTGCCGGGTGATGGCCACTCCGCCCTTTTCCGGTTGATTGCCTTCCGTGTTGTAGGGCGATGCACACGTCAAATCTACCCCAGCACACCAAAGGTTCGTGTTGCGGGTCCATGTCGTGGGCCAGCCGTCCTCATAGAGGTCCATTGTGCGATTGCTCACACTTGCGCGAGCCTGCAAGGACGTGTTGATGTAGGCCCGTAGCGAGCCGGGCACGTCGCCCTGGTATTTATTGTAGGTGTACCAGTTGCTCACGGCGTAGGTCAGGCTGGTGGATCTGGCGAATCCGTTAAGCGTGGCGGTGATCTCTGCCACGGCGCCCGCTTCAAGGTCTTCGTCAAATATCACGGCGTCATAATCCGCAACCTGCTCCTCGCCCCACAGGTAATTTGTCACGGTCACGGTGGCAATCGTGCAGTTGCTAAGCGCCGCATATTCCACGGCCCCCGTGAACGTACTCATGCGCAGAATAGACGGCTCCAGCAGTTGCCCTGCCGCCGTATCCACCACCACGCTGGACACGTACACGCTGTTGACGGCGTTGGTATCGCCCTCGCTGATTACCGTGTAAGGATACGGGCGCATGGACAGGGTGAACCAGTCCGGGTTGTACCAGCCGCCGGAGCAGCGGATGTCGGTCAAGCGGGTGGTTTCCAATGATTGGACTCTTTGCGTAACCACGCCGATTTCTTCCAGGGCCACCGGGTCCTGTTCAATCAATATGCCGCTCGATGTTGTGGGCGGCTTGTAGCTATACGGATCTCCTGGAAGAATCGTTGCATCTGACCAATCCGAAAGAGCACACACACTCAGCACAAGGAAGGACACCAGCATAAGGATTGTTTGTTTCACAAGGTCACCTGAACACGTTGGGGGTTATTTGCTGGACGCAGCTTGTTGACCACATAGGTCCGCTCAAGTTCTTCTTCGGCCATTGCCCTAAACTTTGCCGACTTTGCCGGATCGTCGTTCAGGAGCGCACAGGCATAATACACGGCATAAATCGACAAGAAGTAGGGGAAGGGGAGGGGCGACCAGACTTCGCTTCCGTCGTTATCGAGCAGGGCTTGGCAGCATTCTCCGTTTTCATCAGGGAAATAGCGTATGTCACCGAGGGCATAGGTTTCTGTCGCGGAGAACTCTTCTGCCGTAAAGGTGGGCGGGAGCATCATGTATTGCACCCACACTTGATTCTGCTGGCAGGCACGCACCCACGCACCGCGCCAATCATGGTTTATGGTGTAGCTCTTGGCATTCTCCGGCCCTGGATCATCTGCATAGACTCCCAGCACTTGGCTGAAGGGCCAGTAGCCCGGCATGGACCATGGCAAGTAATGATCCAGGCACTCTACCAGTGTCCAATCACTGGAATTTTCCGATGGGCGCTTCCCGGTGTTCACGGTGAGTGATTCGTAATAGGCATCGGCCACGGTATCGTATATCTCTGTGCCAATCGGATATTGTTCGGACGTGCTCCAGGCAGGTCGGAATGGGCGAAGCTCAACCCGAATGAACTCTGGCCACTCGGCATGTTCATAGCCGGTCATCACGCCACGGCTCAACGCTCCCGCCATGCGTTCCTTCTGAACAGCACTATAGGTGACGTCATCCGGATCCCCAAGCCACTCGCGCCCGACTTGCCTCAACATTTCCTTGAAAACTACGGTCCTCATGCCTCACCTCCAGAAAATACAGGGTTGGTCCCAAAGCGACCCGTAACGGCGTTCTGCTGCTGCGAGTTGATGAATGTCAAATTTTTGAACCAGTTCATGATGATCGCATTAGCGGCGGGGCTGATGGGCGTGAACATTTCTGGTTGAGAGGTGCGCTTGCTTATTTCCTGCTGGATCACTTGCATCCGCAACTGCGCATTGACACCACTTTCGCGCAACGGCGGCTCTATTCCGTTGAGCATTTGCCCAAACTCAGCAAGCGCCTCGCGCTTCTCGCGCTCATCGGCCACTTCCACATCCTCCACCGACTCATCGCACCAGTTGGCATCCAACGAATGCAGGATGCGCTGCGCAATCACGTACTGCTTGATCGTCGATTGGCTATCCATGGGGATGATCAAATCTTTTGCAACTTTGGCTTTCGCCGTCACATATTCAATGTCCATGTCGCGCACGTCATAGGATATTTCGATGTCATACACACCTTTGATTTCTTCGACACTTCCGGAAATGGATATTCCGTTCGCGCCGGTGATTCGCTTGATTTCTTCATCGTCCATGTACTGCATACAATTCTGAATCACCATCTTCCAAACATCGGCCATCGACTCCAGGAAGTTGTCTACCCGAGATTGACGCGCCATAATGACAAGCGCCGGGTCAATTCGGTTGTCCCCTCCACGCTTAAAGCGGTCGGCAACGGTTCCCTGAACGTTGTTGATATGCTCATCTGCCGAACGCGGATAATCCGGGCCCTTCAAATATTCCGGCGGAGTGCGGCCCGTGACTTCTAGCTGTCCATGTGGGGCTATCTGATAGCGATATTTAGGCGCACCTTTCGAGGCCAGAAGCGGGGGGTTAATGGTTTTCTGAACATGGTCTTCGTAGGAATCGCTGATAAGTTTCAGCGAGTTTTGCTGGGTGCCTGCAAGCGATGCCACGGAACGGGAATCAAGGGCGTTCTCGCTCAAATGCTCACGCATGAAATCCACAAAGGGCAACATGCCATGTTTGTCGCGGATCAACTCAGCCTTGCGGGCGCATTTGGTGCAGAATGAGGAAAATGGGATGCGGTAAATCCCTGGGATGCCGTCTGAATTGGTGGAATACTTCCACAAATAAATCACTTCATACAACCCCTTCAGCGCATTGGTGCTGTCGGTATAGTCTTGGCATAGTGAACTTTTTCCCACCGCGCCCTGCTCTTCGAGATTATCTCCGACCAGCTCTTTCACAAATTCAGAATCCCATTCTTCCGTGCTCGCACGTTCAAGCACTTCGGCCTTGGTGTAGTACTTGGTCACATAGATGCGCGAACGCTGGATTTCTTTCACATTGGAAGGAACAAAGACATTCACATTGAAACGAAGCGCCTCAATGCGCGGCTCGTTGAAGCGCCAATAAGGAACAGGGAAAGCGGCCTCGCCTTCTGAATAAAACGACCGAACGATAGTGGAAAGACGCGACTCTTTGAGCTGCGGATGAATCAGGCGGATAAGCTCTTTCAAGTCTTCTTCACGTTCCGGATTCTCGACCACATCAAACACGTCCTCAAGAACCTCTTCGTTCTGCAATGCCTCTCCGAGACGCTCAGAAAGCAGCGTAATCAAATCATAAGCTGCAATGCGCTCGTAGCGAATCGCGCGCTCACGATACCAATACACATGCATCAGGCACCCTGCCGGGCTGTCGCCCTCCATGTAATTCCCAGCAATTTCAATCTGACGCCGGTAATTTCTGCCCCACACATTCTTCCGGATGTATTGAATCAGCGTGGCAATTTTTCGCGCTTTAACCGCATCATCTCGCTCACGCCCTTTTATCAGTGGCACGGCCCGCGTAGCCGCCGTGACATACTCCACCACATGCTCATCAATGATGGTGTCCACGAGCGGAATACGGCAATCACTCGCGCCTTCAAAAGGTTCTGGGTCTTTGCCAAGAACCGCTTTGCGCTTGCGTCCGTCCGGGCTTTGCCCCTCCCAGGTGCAGCGGCGAATATCCTGCATATTCCCGAACAGATCAAAGTCCTCATCCAACCTATTTTTAATGTCCTTTAGGTCGGCGCGGATCTCCTCAAGCTGTTCTTCTGTTAAATCATAATCAAATCCATCACCACGCGCCGAATGAATGTCCAGCTTTAATGCCATCACAACACCCTGGTTAATTTGCCATTGACGAATGCATATCTCTCGGTGACGCGACCGAACCGGTTACGAAGCTGCCCGCGTCCATCACCTGTGCCGCCAACCATGCATTTTCTCTCATATCCAACCCGTATTTCAGGATGCCAGCGCTCGCAATCTCGCAGAAACTCCGGCTCCTTAAACACATCGTCGCAACCATACTTCGCACGGCCAACGGCAAGCGCATTAAAGAACAGCTTCGGATTGATCGAATGCGTCTTGACCATCCCGTTCTTCTCGCGCGAAACGCGTCCGGCATTGGCCTGGCGCTGAACACGCAACTCACGTTTAATTTCGGGTGGTGTCATAGCCAGGTCTCCATCATCTAAAAGGAAAGGAATGCAGGCTGTGAGCCGTGTTGGAGGCACTTGAGGATTTCATCACGCCTGCATTCCTGTGTGTGGTGGTTGTGTGTTTTCTTGCTTCGACTCCGTTACTGCGCGAACGGAATAATATTGAGGTACAACGATCCAACACCGCTCGCGTTGGAGGCTGTGGCCTCTTCACTGTTCGGCGTGAACGTCAAAACCACATTCGTCGTGCCCGTGTAAACCACGCGCCCAAGCGAAAGCGTCACGTTACTCGCCGTACCGCTATTCCACACGGTATTCCCAACCTTCAGACGCACTTCCGTTCCATCGCTGGCAAGTTCCGTGCTGGTCAGAAACCGATCAACATCAGAAGCGTCGCCAACCGTAAGCGCCAAGCTGCCGGTATAGTTGGTGTTTGCCGTGTCAAACGCCGTATTCAGCTTGAACAGCGAAACCGAAACTGCCGTATTCGCCCCAATCGGTACGTTGAACGAATCCGCCGTGTTGGTGGTCGTCTCGTCAAAGTCCTCATAAGTGAACTTGACCAAGTGCGTCGCACCATAAAGGGCAGAATCTTCCAATCCGAGCCGAATAGGCGTCAAGCCAAACGATACAATCGCGGAGCCCAACAACGTAACAATCCCGAAGAGCACATATTTTTCAAACTTCTTCATAATAATTCCCTCGCTTTACCTTTCGTTATTCCAAGGCGGCTCCCGGCCTTATCCGGGAGCCGCTGTTTCACAACTTACGCACTGATTTTGAATCGCAGGTTGCCGGCTGGCATTCCGCAAATCAGCATAAGAATCGCCTCATAGAACCCGCGCTCGCCGCCGCCCAGGTTGGGAAGAGGTTTGTGGCGGATGTCCAGGTTGAAGGCAACGCTCAGGCTGTCCATATTCAGCACCAGCCCGGAACGATCCGAATAGTCGGTCTTTGCACCGGTATCCGCATCGCACAGCAAACGATGCACCACATGCGCACGCACGCGGGCTGCATCGAACTGGAAGAAGTCAATCTGCGCGAGATACGCCTTATCGCTCGCATTCGTCATGTACCGTTTCAGCGGGACATACGTTGAAGTGGCGTCCGGGTCATGCTCGCCCCAGCCGCTCATGTGCGTCTTCAGGCGAAGGCCGCAATACATATCCAGCACCAGATCATCCTCACGCTGAATCCCCGCCGCCAGAAGCATATCTCTGAATCCTTCAGGAGTAAGAGCCGCCAACGTGCTTTCATACGAACAGGCCGTGCCGACGCGGTACGCATCGCCAATCGGATATTCGCTGTTCAGGCTGGCCGCACTCGGTTCCATCCAGCGGAACGCGCCGCGAAGCGTGTTCTTGGTGGTGGTTCCGTTCTCACGGGCGCAATCCAGATCCGAAAGAAGAGCCATGTTAATGGCTGATTTCAGACGTTCAAGCGCCTTGGCCTTCTGGAACGTCAGCTCATCTTTCACGCCGTGCGTTTCGGTCACTTCGGCTTCGGTCGTCAACTTGTAGGACGCCACAAACTTCTGTGCCACGGATTTCAGGCGGTCACGCCCCTGATACTGGTAATCATCATTGCTGATGTCCAGTCCTTCGGCGCGGCCACGGAATCCCTGTTGTTCAATATCCATCACCGGCCAGCTCTGCTCAAGCCCAACGGGCTTCTTCGAGCGTTTGAGCATGCTCAGGAACGGATATTTATAAGCCGTCGGGCTCATAACCGTCATTGCGGTCCAGGCGTCAACTTTATTCGGTTGAATCGTTTCGGTTAAAGGTCCTTGTGCCATGGTAAAATCTCCTTATCCAAGGCCGGATTCCACAAGCGATTCTGTTGTCATGTCGCTATGCATAAATTTCCGGCCATTAAAACCTCTGCTGGTTTCTGAACTTCCGGGTTCTGCTGCGCGGGCGACTGCCGCTTTCGTTGACTCCGTGGGCGTATTTGGAACAGGCTTCTTGTCCGAGAGGTTTTCTTTCACCTTCGACCGTTTGGCGCGGATCGCTTTAGCCAGATTCAAATCGGCCATAAGCGAATCAGAGGTGTCGTAACCAGAAACCAGTTTGTTCCAGGTTTCAATGTCCGATGCCATCTTGCGTTGAAGCACCGCATACCGATCATTAGCCTGCTGAACCGTCCCAAGACGAAGGTCAACCTTCGATAACCGGGAACGAACAGCCGACGCCGACATGCTTTTATCCGGGTGTGTATCATCATCATACCCGTCAATGTGCTCCATCAACCACGTCTTTTCCTGTTCAATCGAATCAGCATTCTTGAAAAGCTGCTGATCCTCTTTGGTCAAATACGAAGAATGCAATGGAACACGACTATTCGCCTGCTCGCGCAGGCTCTCCACTTCAGCAGAAGAGGCCCTGGCCGCCTGCAAGTCCGATTCAACCGCCGCCAAACGCTCTTGAAGCTCTTTTGTTTTTCGAACTTCCTTACCTACGCGCTTGTCAAAAGCCGCCTGCATCTCAGGCGTGAACTTATCGGCCTTATCGTCCTTTTCAGCCTTCTCGGCTTCTTCCTCCTGCTCGTGTTCTTCGGCTGCCTTCAGGTCTGTATCCGAGATTTCATCATCAGAATCAACAGCCTCCGGCTTCTCATCGCCGGGAACAGCACTCAATGCTTCTTCATCCACGTCATCATCTTCGAGCAATGCCACCGCATCCGCATCCAACAGCGCATCCGGGTTCACTTCTTCCGCGCTCATTTCAGGCTGCGCTTCGCCGTTTTGTATCCGCATGGTTTTAACCTCCACGAAAGGCATCCCCGTTTCTTTCTCATTCCCCGAAACGTAAAAGGGGCGCTGGAATTTCTTCCAACGCCCCAATAAAAACACTTGTCAACACGCTAATTCAACAAACACCAAAACACCGCGCCGATTTGCGCCGATTTGCGCCGATTTGCGTCAAACTTCGCATCGAATTAGGTTTCGCCATCCGACTGAAACTTCTCCGCATTCTCGAACAAAAGCATCACCTGGGCTCGAAACTCTCTCAGCTCACACGCCCGGACCATGGCATACGCCTTCCCATCGCGCCCCTCGCAACCGCCGCCCTCCACCAACGCGCAATCCTCCATCGCAAACAAAAGCTCATTGATACCCTTCCATAGCGGGTTACGCTCACCCCCGCGAAAGCACTCCATCAACTCAGCCTCATTCATCTTTGCCCGCTCAATCCGAACAACCCGAACGCCTTCACTCTTCTTCATCCACGCCATCATACCGTCCTCCCTTCAAACTCATTCTTCAACGCCACCACCTCAACACGCGCATAATACGGGTGCCCAACACCATTTCCAAACTCGTCATAATCCATGTACTGCTTATGCAGCCGACCATCATCCACCAGCTTATACAACGCCTCGCGGCTAATTCCCATAAGCCCCATCACCACATTCTTCCTCAACAACACCGGCAACTCTCCTCCATTCATGAACCATTTCCTTTCTGTGTTTCACGCCATTCGCTATTCCCGATTCAATACACACCTCCACCCGCATACCCACCCAAACACTTCGGATCGGAATACTCCAACCCGAGCAGACCGAACATCCGCAAACAATCCACCGGATCCTTCGTTGAGCCCTTCTGCCCATCCGCACCCGTCCAAACATGCATCGCAAAAATCAGATTGATGCAATCCTCACTGATAAACAGAGTCGGCTGATTATTGATGTCCACCACGCCCTCCGGATTATAACTCAGCAGATCATTGATAATCCGGCAACCCGAACTGATGCTCTCCTTCCCACCACTCACACTCTCAAAATACGTCAGCCCAATCTCATCGAACTTATCAAACAGCGTGATATGTTCGCCCGTATTGAAATCCTTCAACGCATTCCCGAAACGAGCATCCAGAAAACGCTGGAACACCTTCATCACCGCATCACCATTTTCATCCCACTTACCAACCGACGCATCATCCGCCCCATCATCATAAACCTTCCAGCCCTCCACACGTGCAAACTCCTTCTTGTACTGCGCCAAACCCCAACCCAAATCATTCTGTCCCGCACCCTTTCTTCCGTCCACCGTCTTATTGTCCCCGCTCGAATGCGCCCAGGGCTCCATCACCCCAACCCCCGGAACCCAATCCACCTGATTCGGCCACTCCCTCAGCACATACACCTTCCCATTCGACGCAATCCCAATCCACAACGCAAAGAAATTCCTGCCACCACACGGGTCCACAATCTGATAAATCGTCAAATCCGATAGCGGGGGAAGATCAGACCGACGTACCACATGCGCCTTCTCGCTAAACAACGGAAACGCCACGCTCTGCATACGCTCCGTGTAACCATAAAACCGCTCCTTGATCGTCTCTACACTCTTCCCGCGACACTTCGCCGCCACCTCTGCCGCATTCGCATAAGGATTATCCGACGAAAAGAAATGAACAATCGCCTTATACGATTCCGCACAACGCATCACCCTCGGAACACGTTCGTAACTCACCCCCTCAGAAACCTTCTCCTCCGCAACCCCATCATGCCCATCCAGCCACGCATCACAATCCTCGCCACCAAGCGCCAAATCCAACCGTTGAGGAGCCTTGTTCTTCGGACACAAAAACGCAGGGCTATCCTTGACCGACCTCGCCCCATGCCTGAACAACTGAACCATGCTCGTATACCCATCCACCGGTGTGAACGTATGAATCATCCGCGCATCCCGCTCAGAAACACGATACTCCAGCGTTTCAGCAACCTCAGCCGGAATACGTTCATCATTCCAACACCCAATACAAGGCGACCGATCCTTCACCCCAAGATTCCCACCCTCGATCTTCATGCTGTACGTCTTGAACGAACAGCGATTATTCCCCGGCATAATGAAACTTTCCTTCGTGAACCCATTCTTATCCGTCCACGAAATATACGTCGTGCGCGTAATCACATCCTTCTCGCGCAACTCAATCGGCATGAACCCGTGCAACTTACTCTGCTGATTCTCAATGCTCATGTTCATGTTCTCAGAGAAACACCACATATTCACCTGCTGATACTGCCTCAAACAGATCATGCACCGGCTCGCCCCATACGTCGTCTTCCCCGACCGCTGACCACCATTGATCAACAACACCTTCACCGGCTCATCAAACCCAAGCACCGCCCGCATCTTCGGCCCATACCCAACAAACCCCTTCGCATCCAAAATAAAATCCAACCCAAGCAGCGCATCACACACCCGCCAAATGCTCGGCTCAAAACCATACATCAGCGGATTTTCCTCCGCCTTCCGAATGCGCTCCAAACGAGCCGCCTCCAGCTCAAGCCACGCATCCTTCTGCGAAACCCCAAACTTCGCCGCATACGCCAACGCCATCTCAAGCGAAGGAACCTTCCAAACTGGATGCTCAACCAAAACACTCATAATCACTCCTCAAATCAGAACGGCAAATCATCCTGTGCCTGCTCTTCACGCTGTACCTGCGCCACCGGTTCGGGCCTCGCCTCTTCCCTGCGCTCTTCTCTCGGCGTCGGCTTCCAAGTATCCACCTTCACGCTGTGCGTTCTATGCTCCGTCGCCTCCCGCAGTGGCCACGCGACAAGGTTAATCGTCTTGTGTACCACCCCTTGCCGGTCGGTCCACTCGGAGATATGCGCAGCGTTCTCCTTGGCGCGTAAGAACGCCTTCAACTCACCCAGGTCGATCTGGATTTTGAATCCGGTCTGGCCTGTTTTGGTTTCGATCACCTTCCCGCTGCCCACATACACGGGCTTTGCTGTGTCTTGCTCGTTCATCCGATTTGCTCCTTTGTTCATATCGCTCCTCGAAATGGCTACATGGCCCTAACTGGCGTTGGGTGCGAGTGAGATGATGAGTGAAAATAGCGAATCTGCACCCATGTTCCCACTATCGCCAGACTCGTTAAACAAATGCCACTTTCGATCCTGCCACCCAATTTTCCCGCCAAGTGTAACTTCGCGCTCAATCTCAAGGCAACCATCCTTTAAGCAGCAAACCAGATTCGTCGAGTCTACGGCGCGCCGCGTCTTGTTGAGGCGATGTAAATCTTCTCGCTGATCATAAATCTTTTCAGTCATTTCATACTCCTTCTGAGTCGCCGAGACTCACAATGTCGTTAGCCTGCTCAATGATTTTTATGATTTGATCGAGGTCTTTTGTCATCTGACGGTAATCCTCTTGATACGTTCGGCGGGGTTCGTCTTCCCACCAATCACGCAAGGCTCGTAAATCCTCGC